TTCTTCATATTTATATTTGTTTTAATAATTGCTTAATTTGTTCTAATAAATCCAATTCCGAAAGCTTCGTATTATCGCTAAATTTTCCCTCAATTGAAAATCCTTTAATCGCACCGCTTTTCACTTGTTCCCAAACATCGTCGTTGTTAACTTTCATCATTGCAACCCACGTTCCTTTTGGATATTCAAAGCCATACAAAGCACTTTTATCTACCTTGCTATCTTCTACTATCCAACTTTCAACAACCGACATATCTTCTAGCTTTTTAGCGTGTTGTAACGTTACGTTGTTTTGTTTTGAACGCATCAAAAACAATTCACTTGAAACCTTAATTGTTTCAGCTGAAAATTTTATATAGTAAGGGTTGTTTTTTGCGTCGACTCTTAATATTTCTTTTTCAGGAACTAAAACCGCACCTATCAAAATACGCTTGTCTTCGTCGATAGTTTTCAATTCAATTTCGTGTTCTGAAAGTGCAATAAAATTTTCCTCAATTGCAGGTTTTGTAACGACTGAAATCGCAAAAACTTCGTCCTCCAAATCGTTAATAAGCATTTCAATTACTTTTCTTTCCATAGTCTTATAATTAAAAAGTTGTTTTTTGTAGTGTATTTCGTTCTAAACTCAAAGCCGTTGACACTTCGCCCGTTGTAATATAAGCTTTAACAGGTTGCTGTTGTATTCCTGCTAATTGATTTATTCCGCTATTTCCGACGACGTTAAATGAGGGGTTAAAGCCTGCCGTTGGAGCTGGTGTATCGCCACCACCACCGCCACCTTCACTTCCACCAAATTTTGTACTTGCAATTTTAGCAACGTTTGCAAGTCCGACGGTAGCCGCTATTCCTGCTTCAACAAATTGCGCTCCCGTTGCCAACTTAATTGGATTTCCACCTGCTGTTAACGCACCCGTTACCGCCATCGCTGTGTTTGTAATCGCCGCACCTAAATTAAAAGCCTTTTGTATTTGGAATTGTTTACGTGCGTCTTTGTCATTTTTAGTATTAAAACTACCTACCAAATCACCAATTGCACTAAAAGCGTCCGAAGTCATTTGTAAACGGCTTTGTCTAAGGCTATTTTGTCGACCTACTTCTTCTTTATTATATTTTTCATTAATAACTGATAATTCATCTGTTTTAGCTTTTTCAATTATCGCTAATTGTTCCGCATTATCTTTTGCAAGTTCTTCAAGTCTGAAATATTTATCGTTAACCGTTTGTATTTCTTTTTCTTGTTCTGTTAAACCATTTTGAAAATTTTGTTCTTGTATTGCTTCAATTTCGTTTAAATAATCTTGTTCTTGTTGAAGTTCTAATTTTTTAGCATCTGCTTTTGCTTTTAATAACGCGTCCGCTTGTATTTTTGCATACTTATCATTTATAGCTGTTATTTCAGCTTGTTGCTTTTCAATTAGTTCTTTATCGCTTTGCCCTGCTGCATCTGCTTTGGCATATAATTGTTCGTATTTATTATCTAAGTCCTGTAATTCTTTTTCCTTAGCATCTGTTATTTTAGCTTGTCTTTCAGCTTCAATTGCATCTTGAAATTCACGAAGTTTATTATTATATTCTTGTTCTGCATTTAATTTATTTTGATTTTGTGTTTTTGATTTTTCAATTGTTTTTTGTTTGGATTGATAAATTCTTTCAGCTTCCGTTTCTTGTAAAGTTAAACGTGCATCCGTTAATTCTTTTTGAATTTCTAACATTGCAGTTTCAGCTGCTTCAAACTCTTTTGTGCTTCCTGTTCTTGATAATTTTAAATAAAGTTTTTCTGCCTGTTTTGCTTCATTTTGTAAAATTTCAATTCTTCTTTTTGCTCCATCTTCTTGAATTCTTAATAATTCTGCTTCACTAGCACCGCGTGTTTTTGCTTTTATTAAATCAATTCTTGTTTGTTTATCAATTATTTCAGTTAATTGGTCTGTTGATTTTTTTTGTTTATCAATTTGAGCGTTTGTTTTTTCTAATTGTTTATCTAATTTAGCTTGCTTTTCTTCGGCTGTTTCTGTTTCATCTCCAAATAAACCCATTGCACCTGCTAAAGCTGCAAGCCCTGCAACAATAGCTAGAATCGGCAAAGATAACATTGCAATTCTTAATATTTTAGTCGCCGTTGTTGTTGCTGTTGTTGCGCCTGTTTGAATATTTGTTGCTATCGTTTGCGCTGTTGTTGCTGTTGTAGTTCCGTAAACAACAAAATTATAAGCTTTTTGAACAATAGATGAATTTTTTATTGCAGAACCTAAATTTATAAAACTATCTTTTGATTCTAAAACTCCATTTATTCCTTGCGTAAAAGCCATTGCACTTTGAACTTTCAAAAGTGTTTTTTGCAAATCTTCGCTTTCAACTCCGATTAAACCCAACGCACCCTCGTAAGCTTGAAAGCCGTTTAAAACTCCACCTATCGAAGTTGATAGCGCGTTGAATTTAGCATCTGGATTAAACGCATCGGTTAACGCTTTCGCATCACCAATTCTATCTTTTAAATCCGCCGCTTTCTTTGCAGCTTCCGCCGCTTCACGTGACGTTGCTCCAAACGTATCGCTTAACTTTACGACTTCTGCTTGAGCTTCCCTTAGTTGTGATTTTAACGAACCTAAATTCGACTCGATATCAATTTCAATTACTTTCTTTTCTGCCATTATAAGTATTATTAGCTATGTATTTTCTTTTTGCTTGTTTCCACGATTCCTTAACCGAAGTGTTTAATTTGTATTGACCTTTTGCAATATCAATGTTTTCACTTATTCCAGTAAATTCATCCACCCTTAGTAATTCAATTAATAGTCTAAGCATTTCTAGTTATTATTATTTCGTTAGTTGTTCCGTTGTCAAAAGTTACCAAAATGGTAATTGTTGAAGCTCCTGAATCTTCGGTAATTAAAACTTCGCCGTCTTCCGTTGTTATATCAATTTCGTCTTCCGTTGTTATCGTTGTTTCTCCACTTGTTGGAATACAAATATTAACTAAGCTATCAACTGTCGCGTTGTCGGGTGTTATCGTTACTCCTGCCGTTTCCGTTGTTAACTCAAAAGAATTCGCATCGTTTGGTATAAAAATCATTGCCTCAAAACAAATCGCGCTTTCTGGCATATTGAAAATAAGCGGTTGTAATATCGTTCTAAAATCCTCCAACAAAGTAAGGTTTACCATACCAGTTGTTAAATTCGTTTTGTAATCGTTTATTAAGTAACGTTTATCTTCAATTACTAACCTATCGTTTAGTTTTAAGCTGTTTAATTTCGATAGTGGTAACATTGTTTGGAACGTGTACAAACGCTGTCTTAAATCGTATAAACCTGCTAAATAATTACTCCAATAAGTAGCGAATAAACTATTGCTAATTACATTTAAATAGAAGCTTGAAATTTCCGCACCCCAATTTAAAGAGAAAAGATTTTGATTATATTGTAAATCCTGACCGAACGGCATATAAGCGTTTAATGTAACAAAACCTAATTCACCTGCAAAAAACTCAATAGGATTTGCGCTTATATTTTGCCCGTCATTCATATACAATAACATCGGTTTCGGTGTTATCGGTTGCCCGTTTATGTCAACTGAATAACCAACTTGTATGTTTATATCTGTAAACTTTTGTTGTAATAAATTCTCAAATGGTAATTCTATTTTAAAATCGCTACCGTCATTTTGAAATACGTTTCTTAAATTTCCGTATTCAGCTTGATTGAATCCAAAGAATTTACGGTTTAAAATCGTTTCACTTTTTTGATAGTTAAAATCAATTTGTTTGTAAAGTTTTACCCTACCAACTTCGTAAGTGTCATTTGTATTTAGTGTAATATTTTTAATTACTCCTTTTGAATACCAGGACTCCAAAGTTTCAACTTCGAATTCAGTTGCTGAAATTGGGTTTATTGTTAAGTTAAACATATTTAAAATTCCACTAAAGAAATCGGAAATCTTAATATCTGGGCAAAGTGCGTTTAAATTAATATCTAAATTTGGTGAAATAGCGTCACATAAAATTGTAACAGTATTTAAAGGCGTAGCTATTCCAACCAAAGAAACTAAAATTGAATTTTGAATTTCTAAATCAATTGTATTTCCACTTTCTGAATTTACTGTAAATCTTAAAGTCGCATCTAATCCGTTAACATTTTGTTCTGTAAAAATTGGAAAAGTTCCTAAACCTTGCCCGTTTATAGTATTTACTAAAATATTATTTCTAAAACATTGAACACTCCAATCTGAAGTTGGGGAAGTTACACTTGTTATTTCGATTAAAGTTTGGTATTGGTAATTTGTGGTTTCAGAACCAAAAATTAAAAAACTTCCATAAACATAATTTAGTGTGCTATTTGCTAAATCTACAGTTCTAAAAACATCGCTTGTATTTGACGTAAATGTAACATTATCAAAATTAAAACTTATCGCATCGTTACTTGTATTTTTTAAATATAGAAATAATCTATTAAAAGCTTTTGATTGAAAAAATACAGAATTAAAAGCAATTCCAAAACGTGTTTCAATAGCTTCAATAATTGCGTTTACTTTTATTGCAGGTAATAATTCGCCCATTGATAAAGCACCAATTAATCCACTTATATCGTTGTCGGTTGCATCTCCATAACTCCAAATTCTTTCACTTGAAATCAAAGGAAATCTAACATCGTAATCTAACGACGGATTTATAATTCTGTCTTTAACATTTGCTCCACTATACTCAAACGAATAAGGTGTTAAATCCAAATCGCTTAATTTCAATTCACCAAACGTATCTTTCAGCGAAGTAAGGTGTCCGAAAAATTGAACGTTATAACAATACGGATTTCCGTCTTTAATTTGGCTTTTATCAACTTGTAATTTTCCACGTTTAAAAGGTATCGTATCAATTTCGATATACGCATCAAACATTACCTGGTAATCGTAAATTTGATTTATAGAACTTTCTTGAAAATAGTGAATTATTGAAGCGTTGTAAGTCGTTGCAGGAATTGTAAATCCTTGCGTGAAATCGCTAAACACTTTGCTAATATCCTGAACGTTTTGAATACTTGAAGAAAGTTCTATATTCTCATCGCTGAATAACTCCAAACGCTTGTAAGCATCGCCAACTTTTACAAATAGTCCTACTTCTCTCATCTTCTATAATCGTTTGAATAACTGAAAGTCAATTGATAATTAATTAAACCGTTATTTATGTTTTGTTGTATTTCAATAGACTTCGTGTCAACGTTTGCAAATTGATCGTTTACTAAGGTGTATTCACTTGTAATAATATCCTTAATTACTTGCGAGTAGCTTTCTAATACCCAATCCGAATTAACCGTAATTTTTTCACGTGCTGAAGTGTTAAACGTTTGTCGCTGTTTGCCAACGTAAAAGTTTGAATCAACAGTTTGAAATCGTTTAAACTCGCTGTTTTCCATACTAAATTCTTTCTTATTAGCCTTGTAAAACCAGGTTGTTATAAGTGCACCGTAAGTATTTAAGTATTGAACTTTGATAGGTTCGTAAGTACATTCGCATTTAGGTAAAAATATCCACGTATTAACAACCGTATCAAACGTAGTATTTAAGAACTCTACTTTTGTTCCGTTGGCATACTTTGCTCCATTGATTGAATAAAGTTTACTTGCTGTTAAAACTTCCGTTTCAGTTGTGTTGTTATATAAATCAGTCCAACGAATTGTTTTATTTGTAGCGTTCGTAATCAATGGAAATAAAAACTTGTTTGTTACTCCACTAGGCAAAACTTCAAACGCTTCAAAGATGCTACCTTCTTCAATTGTGTAAGTTCCGAAAGGGCAGTTTTCTGTAGACTCTAAATTAGCTTGCAGACCACTAGACCCTTGACCTACTAAAGTCCATTCTGTACTGTATCTAATTGTAAATATTTCACCTTCTATTGTTACGGGATTATACCTATATCTACCACCACTTAACGAATATCCCTCCACCTCCACCGTTACGGGTTCTTCACCTACTAAGGTGTAAGTAACACTAATTGTGTCGCAACTATTTAAATCGCAACCGCCCAAAGTGTAATAAGTATCTTCTTTTAAAAGTCCACCAAAGAAAACGTTACCGTAATCGCCGTACATCGCTTTGTTTGTTGGCGGTGTTCCAATAAATAAAGGTTGGTAATCCCCAAATTCATCTAAGTAATAATCCTTAATTCTATAATTTACAAAGTAATTATCTTCTAATAAAGTTGCTGAATCCGTATCGGTAACTCCGAACTCAATAAATTCAGCTAAAAACGGGCTAATATTATAATAGTTTGCGGTATCGGTTGCACTTGCTATCTGCTTAGTGAAAGTATAATTTGGGTTTGCTGGCGGTGTGTCGCCGTTCCAAATAAACAATTCAATTTTACTTCCTAATTGCCCGGCTTGGTCAACTGTAAATAAATAAGGTCGGTTTACAAATATCATTTTCTTTTAAAGTTTTGTATCATAATTTGGTCGAATAATCTTTCAGCTTCTAATCCGTAAGTTTCAACTAATTCACTAGGTAAATTTTTGTATGCCGCTTCAAATGGTTTACTGAAAAATTCAGTAGGTTTAATTCCTTTATTCCAGATTGAACGTGTTATTAAATTTGCTGTTTGTTGACTTGACAAAAAGCGTCCCGTTTTCCTATCTTTAAATTGTATTTTTCTAGCTTTTACCCACTTATAAATTCCTTCAGATAAACCGCCTTGTTTTCCGCTACCAGTTCCAAACTTAAACCCACTTAACGAACGTCCCGACTTTACTCCCTTAACTCCACGATCTTGGTAAAATCCGTAATCTAACATCGTGAACAATATTTGAATACTGTTTGCGCTTTCTTTTACATCGCCTTTAATCGAATTATAAAGCCCCTTAGAAACGTTTTTATTCTTAGTTGTAAGGTTTCGTTTCGATTGACTAACAACGTGCTGTTGAAAGCGCTGTAATGCCGTTGCGGTTGGTGTTAACATATCGTCATATTTGCAGGAATAGTAACATCGAAAGTCATTTCCCAACCTGCTAAACCATTTTCAAAACGCATCACAAAAGGCGTGTTATTAGCATCACCAATTTCAAGAATAGTGTAATCACGTCTAAACCTTTCGAAAACTCTATTAAGTGTCGTTAAACAAGCGTTTAGTATGTCTATTTCGTTATCATTGCCTCTAAATTGGTCGGTTACTTTTGACTTTGAAACGTCCAAAATATCCATACATAAAATAGTAACGTTGAAATTTATCGTTGCTGAAACAAATGAAGCTGAATTTATAACAATATGCGCCAACGGATAAAGGTTTTGTTTATTTACGTCAACGCCTGAAATATCCCCTTGCGTAATTGTATTAACTAATCCAGTCGCTTCAAGTTCTGTTTTAAGTATGTTTAATAGTTCGTAGTACTTTGTCATTGATTCCTAAATTTCATTCTATTAAGTTCTATTTCTTCAATCTGTTGTTTCTGTTTCTCAAATGTTAAAAAAGTGAGAGCTTCAGTAAGTTTTCGTTTTCCGACAAATCCAATGTTTTTAAATTTTCCGTCAGCAAGTGCATAATAGAACGAATACCACCCCCACTGTTTTCCGAATTGACTTCTTTCATCAAACTCGGATTCTTCGCTAGTTCTCTCTCCAAATAGGACGGAATAGCGCTTAGCAATTCGCTCGCTAAATTCCAAAAAAAAACCCTTGCTGAAAGTGCTATATCTAAGGGACAAAGTTTGAAAATCTCGCCCATATCTTCACTGTAAAAATAATCGTGAATTTCGTAATTACCTTTAACCTCTAATTTAATAGGTCGGTACATAACAGCCATTGCCATATGGAAAGTGTCCCACGATTTCATGAGTTGTTCTAGGTTCGTAAATTCTTCAAGCGTTAAATCTTCGAGCTTTGGAATAAATCCGTATTCAATTCCGTGTAAATTAAAACGATTCTGAAATTTAGGTTTCTCGTTAAAGATTTGATTGAAGCTAACGAGTAATTCATTAACATCTGTTAAACGCATTTTAACAACGTCTTTCAGCTCAATACCGCAAAATATTTCAATCATTTTTTGAGCAACAAAATCTTCATCTGTTGAAGCTTCGCGCATCTTTACAAATTCTTGATAAGACTTTAAAGGAATATCTTTTAAACTCGTTGGGACGATTAATTCAAGTTTCATATTTATATAATTAAATTTTTGTTTTTTGTACCACTAGAAAATACCGTAAACTCCTTTTTTCTTTACAAGTAAGTCCCAAACGGCATACCCAAGTGCATCGAGTAAATGATTAAAGTTGTCAATAGGTGTTTCGCTTTTCTTATCGTGCCAGGAATAGTTGTTTAATTCTTTGATTAGATTAGTGCTGTTTGCTTCAATTATTAATTCGTAATCCTGAACAAGTGCAATTCTATCAGTTATTTTTGGCTTTTCAATTCCTTTAATATTTAAACCTTTTTGTTTTAATTCCGTAATCAAACGTGGTTCGGCGCTATCTGCCACTATTAAGCCGTTTAACGCAACTAATTTAGAATTAAGAGTGAATATATCGGACGTTGTTAAACCTGCTTTAAACAGCAACTCTTTTGCGTAAATTCTTTTTTGCTTGTTATCTATTGAAACTTGAATTAAAGTAGTTGGATCAACTGAAAACCCGAAATCCTGCCCGTAACAATTCAAGTCAGTTTGCACAAATTCTCCTATTTTCCAATTAGAATAAATTACCCCTTCGGCTTTATCCAACCAACCGCCCAAAATAACGTGCTTGTATTTATTTGGTTGGTTTTCTTTTATGTAATTGATTTGATTTAAGAACGATTCCGATAGATTTACGGCGTTATCTTCGTAGGTTGTGTGAATATACGTAACATCGTTTTTAGTAAGGTTACTCGCTTCGTTTACTCCTTTTTGCTCAAAGAATTTATTATAAATGAAGTGTTCTTTTGTTGCAGGATTTAAGATTAAAATAACTCGGTTTTGTTTTGTTTTATGCCTAATTGATAAATCGATTTTATCAAACACGTCTTCGTCGGTAAGTTCTTCGGCTTCATCTAAAATCCAACAAGTTACCCCTGCCAACGATTTAAGGTTTGCCGTTTGCGTTCCTGAACTTGTTTTAATTCCTTTAAATATAATTTTAGAGCCAGTTACCAAATTGGTAATTTCATCTTTGGTAATATGGAACTCGTGTTCTTTTCCTAATAATTCAATCTTTTCAATAAACTCTGGAATAATAGAAATATGCGCTGAAACTAAGGTGTATCTAGTGAATAAAATTATATGGTTTTGTTCGTAAGTTAGGAGCAATAAAAAGAAATTTACTCCAAATGATTTACCAGAACCACGTCCACCTGTGCAAATAAAATACCGACTATCCGAAGCTAACGGTTTATATTTTTCGCTTAGTGTTATCAAAGTTAAATAGGTCTTTTATATCGGTTTGGTTTACGTTAATTGTTTGGTCAATTGTTTCTTTTGGTTTTCCGAATAGGTGTTCTGCTAAAAATATTTGCCCTCTTTGAGTAGAATATAAATCATTAATAAATTTAACTTTTGCCTCTTCATCTGTATCTACTGAGTGATAACCTTTTAAAGCTTTAATTATTAATTCTGTAACTTTCTTTTCTTCTGCAACGGGTTTGCGTCCTGCTCCCTCTCTTGCACCTCCTTTACCTGCCATTGATTTTTTTTTGTTTATTCAATTACTTTTCGTATGAATTAAATACTTTCTTTAACTCATCAATCATATCAATCCAACAAGTTGCGCATTGTGTCGCTCCTACATTTGTATTGAACGTTCTGTTGTAAATCTTTAAAATTACTTCCTGCTCAATTGGTAATATTGAATTTGGTTTACGCTCGAAAAAATCAGTTAAATATTCGTAATGATTTTCAGTTAAGCAATTCGCTTTTTTGTAAGGAAATAATTTATTAAGTGTTTCTTTACGTTTATCGCATCCGCAATCTTCGCCTAATATCCATTTTGCTACTTTATCAATTCCGACCGCTTGTAATCCTGCTTCAACTGTATCGCCTAATCCTTTCGGTTTTTTAGTTCTTGGTTTTCGTGTTGTTGTCATATTTGTTCGTATTCTTGGTTTATAAAATCTTCGTAATCTTCGCCAACTGCTTTTTTCAATCGTTCCTTACAGCTCTTTAAACTTTCATAAATCGAAGTTAGCGAAATATCCGCACCTCGTGAAATTTTGCGCATTGGTATTTTCTTTTCAATATGTAAATTGTAAAGGTTTTGATCGTAATAATTCCACGTTTTAACTTCCTGAGTTATAAAAGTATATATTTTTTCCTTAGCTTCAAAAAAATCAATGTTTGTTTCGTTTGCACTTAATTCTTGAATAGCTTCCAAATCTACTTTAATCGCTTTCTTTTTTTCACGTTGGTATAAAAGAAAAGAATTTCGTAAACACAACCAAATATAACCTTTATTTACTTTGCCGTTGGTTAAGTATTTCTCTGGTGTCGACCATTTGTAAAGCATCAAATAAGTTTCTTGCACCAAATCTTCAGCAAAGTTACGCTCTCCAAATGTTTTAATGGTATTAACCCACTCTTTATGGTGCTGTGCAACTTGGTTTAACTCTTTCAATTTATTGTATCGGTATTAATTCTTGAATTTCTTTTTGAAAGTGCTCAAAGTCAATCCATTTGCAAAGGTAATAAATTCCGCCATCGTTTTCTATTTCTGTTTTTCGTTTCAATTGTGAATCTCTAATTGTGTCTTTTCCTATTTTCACTTCCAAACTTAAGAATTTCCCGTAAATAATTCCTTCAATATCCGAAAGTCCTTTATTTGAACTTGGTATAAATCCAATTCCTTTGCGATATTTTCCCTCGCTTGAAATCCTGCGTATTGAACTGCTTCCGTAAACGTAACGCAAATAATCGAGAATTAATTTAGTAATTACGTTTGTATCGTGAACTGATTTACTTATTAAGGATTGCTTAACAACTTCTAAAGGCACCCCCCTTTCGTCTATTTGTAACTCGGTAATTCGTTTCTGAACTGCCTTTCGTTTAGTTACTGAATACTTACGTTTTGGAACGGTGTAAGCTGGCATCGAAGTGTTTAAACAATCAACCATGTGAACGTAGTCAATGAATTGTTTTAGGGTGTATGGTTTCATAATGTTTTGGGTATGGTTTTTCTTTTAATAAACAATCTTTTATGCTTTTTTGATTTATAAAGTAAATATATCTAAATTGTCTTAACTCTATTTTTATAGCTGTTTCTTGCCAATTTTTTGCTTCTAATTCAGCTTTTTTACCTCTAGCGTTATTTGTTACAATTGAATTATGAAATATTTCATTTTCAAATTCCCACATTATATTTGTATGTTCGCCATAAAATCTAAAATTAGCAGCTTGGTAAACTATACCTAATCCACCACATCTTTCATCGGCAAATGATTGTATCCATTTAACTGTTTTAAATTTACTTCTGATATACCTTATCGCATAACTTATAGCTTTACTTTCAGTATTACGTTCCGCTTTATCATCAAACCACATTCTATTTAACTCTTTATATTGATTTAATTTTGTATTTGAAACAACTGAAGCCATGCTTTGAGGGTTCATCGCATATCCAAATTGTAAACAGCCTAATAATTCGCCGTTAATAAAACAACCTAAATGAATATGTGTTGTTGCATCATTGCAAACTTTATGGCTATAATGGTTTTTAATAATAATTTCTTTACTTATATTTTTTGGTATTTCTTTAATATAAAAGTCATTTGAGCCAAATCCTATAATTTCTCTTGAACCATAAAAAGACTGTTGATTGCTGTATATTAAATCTTTCTTATTCAAACTGTTTCAATTTTAAATTCACGTGAAAAATTACCAGTTGCGATTAGTTGTTTTTTCTTCCATAATGCTAATTGACGGCTCGGAAAATACCATACCTGAAAGTTAGCGTAAATTAATTTATAAGTCATTTGATATTTATTTTATACGCTTCAAATTTCTGTTTCATCTGCTCGTTTTGTAATTCTAAATCTCGAATATAGCTTTGCGATTTATTAAAGTATTCTTGGATCAAAAGTAATCTGTTTAATGTTTTCTCAAATCGCTGAATTACTTTAACGTTTGGTAAATCTTCCTTTTGCTTCGCTATCAAGTTGCGTTCAACTTCAATAATAATATCGTTTAGGAAATAACCAGAGTGTTTATATTGCGTTTCCATTATCCAACTCATATCGAGCTTTTTCCACGCTTTCTCTATTTCGCTTGTTTCTTTTAGCATTTCTTTTATTGAACTCATAATCCTGCTTTTTTATTTAGTTCGTCCCAAATTTCGGGCGGTTCTTGTTTTGTAGTCGGTTCTTGTTTACTACTTACAATCATTATTTTAATATTGTTTGAAGTTGCATCAAATGTAAATCCGTGAAAATTACAATATTTTTTAATAGCTTGAGTAACTGCGGTTTTACTTTTTGCACTATTTCGTTTTACAGAATCTACATAATTATTATAAAACTTTTCGTAAGTGTGCCACTCGTTTAATTCAAGTGCTGAAATACAGTTGTATAATTCAGTTGTTAATTCCAATTGAAATTTCTTTAATGGTAGTGAAATTTGTTCGTAAGGAACTAAACCGTTATTTAAATATTTTGTTAAACATTGAACCATATAAGAATCAAATTTAGACCATTCTTTATCGTCCCAATCCGTAAATAATTTGTGACCAAAATAATCTATTGGTTTATAACTTGAATTAAAAAAACTACTTAATTCTAATTCAAATCTTCTGTCTTCGTGGCTTCCCCCTTTTCCTTTAATAGTATAATTTGTAGTAATTAAAATCTTTGGAGAATCTTTTATTGAAAGTTTTATTGTGTCTTTTCCTTTATAAGTTATTTCAATACCCTCAGTAATTACGCTAAACAAATTTTCAAAGTCAAAGTTTTTTCTAACATCGTCCCAAACTAAAACTTGACAATCTGTTTTAACTCCCTGATATGGAAAAGCACTATTGAAGTCAAAAGATTTTCCATTCAACGATTGAACTTTTTTTAAGTGGCTCAAAGCATTCCAAAAAATACCTTTACCACTTCTACCGTTTGGGTCTTCGCTTATTGCTTCATCGTTTAAAATAATAGCTTTGTTTTCGTTATCGTTATAACTATGCAATAAATAACCTATAACAGACTGAAAAGAATTGTAGCGCTTAACTGCTAATTCGTATTTATGTTTTTGCTCAACTGTTGCGTTTTCTGGCAAATCAAAACCCCCTGAAATCAACCAAATAAAAGTTCGATATTCGCATTCGTGGTGGTCTGAATCAATGTAGTTTCTTTTTATAACTTGTTCTTCCCAAACATAAACTCCAAATTCTTTATAATCTTTTAATTTATATTCGTTTTTATTTATTTCTAAAACTCCATTTTGATACATTAAATAACTTGTATTTTTTGTGTCCTTTAATATCTTTAAATCTTCTAATTGTAACATTGAAAGAAAATCACGTTTAAAAATAGTACCTTTTGAAGTCATTAAATTATAAGCCTTTTCGCCTAATTTATTTTGAATTATAAAATCTAAAACAAAATCTTTAATTTCCCAATCGTCTTTAATTTTTAAAAATATACCGTCTTTTTTTATAAGATTAAAAGAACTGTTATCATTTGGTTTATGTTTGGGAAGAACAAGTTATAAAAAGAAACTACATTGATTCAGACCACCACGAATGCGAATATAGAACTTTTATTTGGTTAATTTCTGGAGGATTTGATTTGCCAGAAAACGCAACAGTTGAGCA